TGTAGCGTTCTACTGTGTCTCCCCAATCCTCACGGCCCTTACCGTCGATGTATTTAGCGTAGCGAGACTTAGCAATAAAAGTCTGGTAGTCAGTTGGTAGGTAATTATTCATCATATATCTAACTCTCTTTGTTTAATTTCAAACCTTATAGGCGGTTGAACAGCGTCTATTCTATCGGACATCTGTTTTGGACACTTATCTTCTCTCTCTTTAAAGTGCCTTGCTACATTAGTACTATCCGCTGATGCGAAGGGCCACCTTCCCTTAGACAGTTTTAAACCCCTCATCATGTGGACCCAAGGCCTAGCATTAGACTTCTCTATAATATCCCAAGCCTCATCTGCCCTTCTACACCAATCTGGCCCACCTACCTTCCAGTATTTTCCAGATGAGCCAAAGCAAAACTTAGGGTAGTTGTCTATTATTTCTCTTAGCCAATCCAAGGATAGACCCATGTGCCAAACCATAGCGGAGAGATGTTTAGGATAGGGCCAATCTGCTGCCATCTCCCTTTGTTCATCAACAGTACCATCTATTACATCGGGGATTACAGCCCAATTAGCAGCATAAAGCTTATCATCTAACCAAGCTATAAATTCATCTTTCTTAAAAGGTTTACCCTTAGTGTAGGAGGAAAAAGCTCCATTATCCCACATAATGCTTTGTGCATTTTTAATAGACCAATCAGCATCCCTTGGGTCTGAAAAAGAGATACACATATGCTTCCCCTTCATAGCTTCTATAGAGGCTTTAGGAGTTATAGGAGTTCCGTGATAATGTAGCATTTGCTCTCCACCATAAGATTATTGCGACAATGATAGTTGCGTATAGTTTACCAAGAATGTTTCCAGCAGAGAACTCTAGTGAGCCGAAAGCTAGATAAACAAATAAGCTACTATCCACTATAGCCCCTACAACTCCAGAGGCTGCTACAGCAATATGTTTACCTCTTTTTCTTAAAGGTGTATACACGGCTAGGTCAAATAACTCAGCAGTTAAAAAAGCTACCGCACTAGCTGCTGCTATGAAAGGATTAGAGACCAACCAAGATATAATGGCTCCTACAACAATAGCTAAGGCAGACCACTTCCAATTAGTCAACTCTTGTAACCAATCTCTTAACACAAGGGCTAAACCTATCATAAGTACCCCAGAGGGTGCCATCAAACCAAAGCCAACTGGAATAAGACAAGGACCGTTATCTAAACAAACAGATCCAAAATTACCAATTAAGTAATTAGCAAATGGAACTGTAGCCATGAACAACAAAAATGCTACATACTTCATGTTATTACTCTTCATCATCAATCTTTCCTCTCGCTCTCATAGTCTTATCTTCTTCTAGCCAAACTAAACGGTCAATGTCAGCCCTAGCTATTCCAATATCTGCAAGCTCTTTATCTGTTAGTTGATTAAGCTGCTTAATTGCTATTCTGTGGGTTCGCCATGTCGCAAGATAGTTCACATATCTCCAGAACCATGACATACCAGTATTCTTCTTACTCATCGGTTGTCACCTGATCCTTGTAGTGTACCATTCTTTACACGGGCATTTAACTTCTCCATGTTCAACTCAATGATCTTAATCAAGCTGCCACCAAAGATATTAGACAGAGCTACAGTATAGAACAGTACGTCACCTAACTCTCTTAACACTGCATCATCATCAATTCTGTTGTCACGAAACAGCTTCTTAATCTTCTCCGATACCTCACCAGCTTCACCAGTCAACCCAAGAGCATTCTCAATCAGACGCTCCCGACCTTTAGTAATCATCTTGTCTTCTACAAACTGTGAGTACATATCAATCATGTCTTTCATATCTTTCGCTGTAATCATCCGTATAATCCTTTCAGTCTTTCTAGTGATACAAATTCGGGTTCATAGACCCCTTGCCTTATTTCTCTCTTAATTACACAACCTTTCCACCAATCTCTATTTGCCTGTCCAGCCCACGTTTCTTCTGAGCCTTTGTAGCAACCCGCAACCAAACCGATAATCCCATTAGGGTGTGCGCCATCTTTAAACTTAAGATCACGTTTATGGCTATGCCCACAAGTAGAACTGTGATTACGATTGGCGAGTAAGCTATTAGCGTGATGTAAACCAGACATAGCTGTACCAAAATTACCACTACTAAAGAAGTGAGCATAAGAAACGCCATCATAGTCAGCGATAGCGGGGGCGCTATTAGTGTATTCGTGGTATTCGTCGAACCAGTGGTCTGTTTGAAGATGGCTGAAGGAAATCCCGTACTTGTCTCCCTGTAATCTTGGTTCGTGTGCGATAGCTTTTTTGATTCTATTCTCATGGTTCCCCTCAAAGCCAATCCAATATGGGCGCTTATATTTTCTTTCGCTAGGTTTCTTCCGTAGACGATCCATTGCCTCATTGTAGCAGTTGATGTCCTGTTCGTAGTTCTGACTTACTATAGCCTCTGGGTAACGTGTGTCAAAGGTGTTAAGGGAGCGCATATCAGCACCATCACCTAAGTCAATTATGTAGGTAGGGTTTACCTCATAGATTAATTCCCCTAGCCAGTCGAAACGCTCATTTCCCGTCGAGGGGTCTGAGTGAGCACATGAGAATACTACTGCTGTCTTAGCTGTCATATCGGGTATCCATTTCAAATTCTATTAGTATGGGTTCGATTGATCTGTAGAAGTGACTCTGAAACTCGTAGGCTGCATCAAAGGAGACAAACGGGATCTCTTCATCGAACATAACCTTACTTGGGTTCCTTTCTTGGGGATCTTCTACTCTACAGTTTAACCAGTAATTACCATCTTCATCTTCGTAGGGGCCATCAAGAACACGATGGACTTTAATCAGGATTGTTTTAACCATTCGTCGGGTATCCTTTTATCTGCGTATAAGAAGCCATATTTACTACACCAATCTCCATATGTACTCTTTGCACCTTTATATAACTTGGCTCTGGAGTTAGAGAAAACAAACCTTATGTCGAGGAAAGGATGTTGTTGTTTAATAATTATGTGTTTCTTCCTATCTGCTGCTACAAACCTGCCTTTAGATTCTATGATGATACCATTGGGCAGTTTAAAGTCAGGAGTGTAAGTCTTGTTCTCAATAAGTTGCCACTGAACTTTTAGCTTCTCATATTCAAACTCTACACCTCGATCATTAAGATCCTTAGCTATGTCATCTTCTAAACCAGATCGGTAGCCATTCTTTATTGCGTGTCTTCTACGCTCACTGGTGGTTCCCATAGCTCACCCTCCTTACGTCTTAACCAAAGTAACCTTGCACACTCTATGGCGTGATCTATATCCCCTTTGTAAGCTTCAAGAGCTGCCTTCCAGAAATCTTCCTCTGTCTTACAGTCCTTGTAGATTTGAACGGCTTTCTTAGGGCCAATTCCAGGAGCGCCACCTATGTTATCTATTTTATCACCTGTCAGTAGCTGGGTATAAAAAGCTCTCATAGCCTCTTCCTTACTGACTTTTGTAAAGGTTTCTTTAGTTAGGTTGTAATGATGACAAGGTATCTGCATAAAGTCCTTATCTGTGGAAGCTATGGTAGTACTAGGACCAAGCTTAGTCGCCTCTATAGCTATAAGATCATCTGCTTCTTCCCCTTCGCTAGTAATAGCATTGTAGTTCACTGTTAAGTAGTCCCTGATGAGAGGTAGGTATCTGGGCTTTACTGCTGCTACTCTATTGCCCTTATAGACCTTCTTAGTAGCTATAGAGTACCTGAAGTTACCTTTGCCTGTAAGGTAGACGGTGTACTCATCGGGAAGACTGAACAACGTAGTTTTATCCAGTATGTCCCCCATAAGCTCATCTACCTTACTCTTGGCATCTTCAGGAAAGTCTTTGTCGGTAACGTGAGCCGCACGATAGGCTACAATGTCACCATCTATTAAAACCTTCCCATCTATCATCAGAAGCTCCCAAAGACCATCTTACCATCGTCTTTCTCAAAGGCTACATCTGCAACATAACACCACCCACCTGCCTTAGTTGCGTCAGTAAATACATTAGATAAAGCCCAGAGATCGTCTATGTTGTGACGCTCAATAATAGTCTTACCCTCAAATCCATCGTCTTCACTTTCGCTTTCAAAGATGATTGTTACCTTCGTCATTTGACTACCCCACCATAAACATTTTATCGTCTTCAGTCGGCTCTCCTGAAGTGTAGGGTACATGCTCAGTGATACCTACGTTAAGAAGGCGTACACCAGCACCATTAGAGTAAGTCTCAAATTGAACCTTAGCTTTAGTACCGTTACCTAGAGGTCCATCCTCTTCAAAGTTCCACAGTGTCTTCTTATCCATACCATTTGTAAGATTGACAATGTTTGGTGCGCCACCATAGTCTTTCTCAAAGGGCTTACCGTAGCGATCAGTAAATTTCTTAACATCTTTAACCATGCGTTTAAGCTTCATGTATTTACCAATGCCATACTGAGCATCTCCGTCGATAATACGGGGGCTATTCATTGGTTCTGGATCTAAACCATCTTCTAATAGTTGACTGATTTGATTTGGGTCTGTGAAGTATGCCTGTACGATATACTGACCACCTTTATCAGCAATACTCTTAGCTACACGGTTGCCTTTAGGGTCTCCGTAGTCAGCGTTCTCAGGGAATACTTTAGCGTACTGTAGTACCATATCCATTGTGTATTTAGCCATGTGTCGAGTTCCTTTTCGTTAGGGCTGTATTATATATTAGGCACCTAAAAGAATAAAATATAAGCACCTTTGAGTATTTTTTTACACTTTAGTGTATCTCTGCATAAGTGTTGCCAAATTGCACATCTGTACCTAATGGCACGTTCAAACTTAGCTCTTCATTAAGCTGAGATACTGCCTTTTCCATCTTATCTTTTACAACTTCTTCTTCTCCTTCTTCTACCAAGGCGATAACCTCATCGTGAAATTGACCAATGGTTTTAATGCCCTGTTTCCTACATGCAGCAACCCAACTGTCAAAGCAATACACTCCTGTGCTTTGGTTAAGTGTACTGAACCTATCCTTCTCATTGCGTAGACTGTACCAGAATTTAGAGACTGGATTAAACAACCAATACCCATCCAAGCACTCCTTAACCTTAGCTACCTCTGCAACCCTCTGTACTGACCAGTTACGTGACCAAAAGGCATCTATTAGTGCCTTAGCCTCTCTTAAGCTCATACCCGTCTCACGGGCCAGTTTAGAGGCTCCTACGCCATATGTAGCACTGTAGTTGACTACCTTGTAATTCTTGCGTAGTGACTTCAAGCTACGTTCCCCTGAGTTGTGTTTGTTGATGTCCTCTTGTGTGATAACACCAGCATGTTTAGCCAAGTCTAAGTGTGGATCAAAGCCCTCTTTACTCATTTCAGCTACATAATCGGGGTCTAATGGTTTCATGTAGTGACGCTTGGTTGTATCCTCTAAGCTAGTCATATCAGCCCCACACAAGGTGTAACCATCAGGTGCAGTCAGACACCCACGTATCTCAGCACCATAGGGCTTTTCCACTGAGGGTAGATTGACTAATGGTCTTGCATGACGGAAACGCATTGTGTTGGTAAATCCTGCGATTGTTGCTTGCACGTATCCATCACGCTCTGCATCAACCATGCCTTTAAGAACAGATATACGATGGCTGAGAACAGAAAGCCCATCAAGAAGGTGTATAGCTTCATCCTTAGGGGCCAGTCGTAAGACTGAGGGGCATAGTTCTGCATCCTTGCGGATCTGCGGAATACTTCTTTCATTCTTGCCATCCTTGTCCTTAACGTACTTATGAGTAGCTGGTTCCCAACCTAAGCTATACAACCAAGACTTAACTTGGTCAGGAGAATTAGGGTTAGCTCTCTCAACCTTATGCAGCACTTGCATCTTTGTTGTAGTCACTGGAACTTTATATTGTCTACAAAGAGTCACCCAGTTCTCACCAGCTACAGACAACTCTCCATTCTTCTTCTCCATCTGAGCGGGTTTGTTTGCCATCTTATATCTCTTAACCTCTGGCATAGCATTAGCTAACTGCTCAATCTTCTCAGCCTTAAGTGTCTCCCATACCTCTAGGTGTGTACGAGCTTTAGTTACATCTAATTTCCACTGTAGGGCTTCTTGCTCTGCTGCGCACTCCATCTTGAAGGTTAGGTAGTCTATAAGGCGATTTTTATCTTCTTTGTTGTCATATAGCTTGTTAAGCTTCTTGTCTAAAGCTACCCATAACTTAGAATTTATCTTGACGTCCTCCTCACAACGGTGAGCATATTGTTGAGGTGTCAGACTTTGCCAATCAGTAATCTTAGGTTTAGGTATTCCATAATCTTCTCCGTAGCCTTCTAAGCCATGCTTACCACGTTCATGGTCTACATACCAAGCTACAGCTAGAGTGTCTATTAGACGAGCCTTAACTTTTATACCTAACACTTTTTCCACTGCGGGGATGTCAAACCTGACAATGCTGTGCCCTACGAGTGTATCAACCTTAAATACCTCACGCATCTCATCGTAGTCATGTGTTGAGTTTACTGTCTTACCTAAGTCATCTGACCAAGATACTACGTGGATCTTTGTGCTATTGAAGCCATCTGTTTCTATATCAAATATTCTCATTAAAGTACCTCTCTTAACATAAACGTATCAGTGCTGAATCTCAGCTTACCGGCCTTGCCTTCGATGGAACAGGGTCGGTTTTTTTGTACCGTAATCAATGTAGTATTCCTCTCTTCTAATGTGTCAGCTTCCTTGTCTCTTTCTAAGTCTAAGACTACAGAAGCCCTCTGACCAATCATCTTGCAATACTTAGGATCTCCATACTCATTGGTGTGAGCAATAGTTACGATACCTACGTTAAGATCTGCTGCAAGCTTAGATAATCTAACCGATAAGTCAGCAAGCTGTTGTTCCTTACTCTCCTCTGAATGTCCAGTGACTACATCCTGTATCGGCTCGAAGAATATGAACTTACATCCGCAAGCTTGACTGAAGAAACGTATTTGATCACACAGATCATCAGCCCCTTGGTTCTCCTCAAGGTAAAACTGATACAGTAATTCATCTTTGGTTAGGCTCTCGATAGCTTTGATTACCTCTTCTTCTGAGCCAGACTCTTCAATAAGATCCCTACGTGTAAGATTGTCCTTAGCTTCATAAGACACAAGCCCAAGCAAAGAACGTAACTTAGTTTCCTCTAGGTGCCATGTAGCAATAGGAACCTTACGCTTGAGCATGTTATATTCTAAGTACCGCATTACCTCTGTCTTACCTATGCCTGTAGGTGCCTTGATAACTGTGAAGTGACCTTGCATGAGACCTAAGATTTTCTCATCTAAAGCCTCAATACCTGTAGGCACGTACTGGTGTTCTGGAGTGTCATGGTACAAGTTAAGGAACTGCTCAGTAGTGTTGAAGATATTGTCAGGTACATACTTAGAGGAGTTGAACCAAGCATTCTTAAACTCCGTTGCTGCACCAGCAGTCAAGAAGTCATTAGCATCCTTGTACTTGTTGTGAGAGACACGGTACACCTTGTTAGGAAACATCTTAGAGATCTTTGCAGCAATACCGTTGCCAGCCTCATCATTATCTACAGACAAGATAATCTTCTGGAAGCTATCTAGGTAAGGCTTACATTTCTCCCAAAGTGCCTTGGAGGGGGTAGCTGATGGTAGAGAAACTACAGGGTTAAGGTAGGTATCCCTAGAGCTTAACATCTGATAAGCAGACATGGCATCTACCTCACCCTCTGTTATCGTTAAGACATTAGAGCATCCAGCGGTAAAGAAGTTCATACCGAATAACTCGTCAGTCTTGAACCCCTTGCTTGCATAGAAATCCTTTTCCTTGAGATTCCTGGTTTTTATTCCCCCGCTGGGGTACACGTAGTTTTGAGTACCGTTAGGGTATGTAAGAACGTCATACTGCTCCATAGTGCGTTCTGATATACCTCGCATAGCTACGTGACTACCACCATCCTGAGCCTCTCTTAAGCTCTCTGAGGTCGTATTTCCACTGACGGGGTACTTGTCTTTAGCCCAGTCAAACATCTGTTTCCTAGAAGGGTAACTACTCCCACAAGCGAAGCATTTACCAAAGCCCCTAGTGTTATAGTTAAAAGCATCTGATGAACCACAGTCCACATAGGGACACGGCTGATCTCTAACATTATCATGTACATCTGTATTCATACTTACTCCTTATTATTACTGCCCTACCTACAACAATCGGCCTTAACGAAAGGGGGACATAATACTATAGGCACCTACATCCCCCTTTTATCAGCGGTAGAATTACATTTAGATTACCTGTTGCAATTTAGTCACAATGGACCTTAGTTTAGAGAAGACCTTAGTTTCTCTGAGTACAATAGCTGGTTGACTAATGCCAAAAAAGTCTCCTATATCTACTTGAGTCATATTTTCAACAAACTTCATATGTAACAACAACCTCTCATCTTCATCTAGCTGCAACTCTATCTGCGTATTCAGCTTATTATAGAAGTCCGTTTCCTCGTAGTTCTCCTCAACTGTCTCGTTAAATAAAGACGCTGTATCAAAAGGTATGATCTCAGAGCTAAGAATGTTTCTAAGATAGTTAATACCATCCTCGCTCCAAGTATGATCCCCAAATTCCTCTGTATCTATATCCCTACTGAGTCTACGTGACACATCAGAGGCAGGTATATCTACTGGAAACACATCTAAGTTAAGATAGTCATGCATCCTACGGTTAGCCTCACGATAGAGTTTCGCTGGATGGGGTTTAGGGTCTTCAGCTAGGATCTCGTAGCACTGTAGTACTCCCTCACCTACAAGGTCATCGTAGTGATTAGGGTTTTTATATCTACGGGCCAAGCCCTCGCACATCATCATAATTGTTTCTGGTTTCATGTCTTATCTTTCCACCACTTCATGGTATCTCTAATTGCTATATATAAACCTAACATAATTCCTACGGGCAGTGCTGCAAGCGCAGATATAACAATGCCCATAGTTATTATGTAAGGGATTAACTCACCCGTTTCCATTGGGGCGTCTCTTAGGTTTGATAGAGGCTGATATAACCTCAGTCTTTAGGCACTGACCTATGGCATTCCTATCTAGTGCATACACAGGCTCGTAATAGGCTGGTAGAGCGTCTCCACAGGCCCTAGCACTAGGGAAGATTACCTTAGCTTGTAGGTAGTCACCATTAAGCGTATAGCTCAACACAAGGACAGTATAGAACAACATTATAGATACTCCACTACTCTACCAGTATTCCACCTATTAGCCTCTTTCTCAGCTTCCTCACGGTCAGTAAATACCCGTACCTCAGTGTCATACGTCCAAGGGTTCTCCTTCCTGACAAAGGTGTACTCTCCCTTCTCAACCTCTATTTCCACTACATACCTACCCATCTTCTTCTTTCTCCTTTTCTAAGCCAGCCTTGATTAATGTTACAAAGCCTACGTCAAAGATAGCCATGAATGTCTCAGGATCACACTCTACTTGTAGTGTAGCACTGCCATCCTCGTGTTCTTCTATCTCTATTACTTTTATTTCACTCATTGTTAATCTCCTTGCTATACTTACGGAACCTTTTATTGTAAGCACGTTTGATTTTCTTTAACTGTCCTGATTTCCATCGTAGGAACTTACGTGATTTACTTAGGGCATCGTATTCATCACCGCCTTTCATAGGTATACGTTTATTCATCTCTTAATGCTCTCCACGACACAGGAAACAATTTTACCATACTGCAATCAATTTCCCACGCTACCTCTGCTGTCTCAGCTTGTGTGTCAGGCTTACAGCGTAGGTTACACATGTCAGCAAATGCATCTAAACTACCTGACCAGTACCACTCAGTCATCATAGACTGTGGCAGTACCATACGTGCTTGCTCTGGGCAGACACCTTCTGACAGTAAGTGCTTATAGTTATCCATTGCTATCTTAATCAGGGTCTTACTGTAGGTAGGGCGTAAACTTTCAATGACACCCTCACTACCTTGCTTCTTATCATCACTACGCCCTCGCCACTCTGTAGGGTGGAAAAACTCAGGCTCATTATCCACATACCTACGGCTAATCTCATTCCAACGTAGGAACTTATGCTTGACTAGCTGTCTAGCTACAAAGACTGGAGCCTTAATATGGAAACTAGCAAAGCAATGACCAAACGGGCTAAGATGCTTATGCTTAGCTAAGTACTTGATAAGTTTCTTATCTTTAAGTTTCATATGCTGCTTGAAACTATAGGCATCCGACTCTTCATAGTCCCATTCACTCTCTTTACCAAAGCTCACACGGGCTGCATTGACTACAGTCAAGTCATTACCCATGTGGCCTTTGTATGTTACTTCAATCATTCTACATCACCCTGTTTAATTTCATCCATTATTTCCATCAGGCGGTCTACACTCTCTTTAGGCACTTGCATACTAAAGCCCTTAAAGTGGTTAATGAGTAGTGTCCCATCACCAAAGTAATAAGCATTCCATCCTTGATTAAGGTCTGCACTCTTTATGATTTTATTTGTTTTATCAGTCATAGTGATTCTCCTGTTTCACTGCGTAGCTGTGCTACTTTTCTTGTGTTTACGCTTCCTGTTTAATATAGGCTTTTTCTTGTCAGGTACAACCCTCTGTCTATACTTGGGTTGCCTCAAGTCTTTAGCCATAGGGTTAGGCTTTCTATTTACCACGGTGGCTCTCCATATTCGTCCAGTACGGGCATCTTGTAGCTAGTGTCGTAGCGTACAAGCTCACTCTCCTGTTCGCACTGATCGTCAGTTGGTATAAGTATACCTAGCTCTCTTAACTCTATTTCCATCTCAGGGGTCATTATTGCTTTACTCCTTCAAAGATATGTTTGATTACATCTATAGTCCAGCCATTGCCTAGCATTTTGTATCGCTGAGTATTAGAGACGTGATTAGTGTAGCCATCAGGCACAGTCTGTAGACGCTCACACTCAAGGGGTGTAAGTTTACGCCATGTCAGACCTTCGTCATAAGTCAGGTGATTGTTGTGTTGCCATGAGCTTGTGCTGAGTGTTGGTGTCTTGCCGTTCTGAGCCTTCAGACCTCCTTTGTTCCAGCCCCTACCCTTTTGCAGTATCTTAGGTTCTGAATTACCACCCGCAGACGCAAGTAGGGTTGGAGCCTTACCGTCTGGATGATACACCCTTTTGATCTGACTATTTTTGTAGTGGTCATATTCGGCAGCATCACCCACATGAGCAAGGCCATCGCCACTGAAGACCAGTTGTCGCCTGTGCTTCTCAAAGTATGACTTGAGGTTGCCGCCCTTGAAATAGTTGGCGTCAATACAGTGTGACTTGTCCCTGTCTGTGCAACCATCCTCTAAGATGTCAGACAACACAATGCCACGATCCTCTGGGATGCCATCCATAGGTATGTTCGTCCAGTATAGGCGGTGTCTGTTCTGTGCTGACACTAGGTTGCTGTTGATTGCCACAGGCTCAACACCTAGCGCCTCAGTGATAACGTCCATGCTCTCCTTCTTCATCCTTACATTCTCCAACAAGAAATACTTGGGCTTGAGTGCCTTAAGCAATCGGACATATTCAAAGAACAGTTGACTGCGTGGGTCATCAAAGTTGAGTTGCTTACCTGCAAAGCTGAAGCCCTGACAAGGCGAGCCACCGATAAGTAAATCAATCTTGGGTAAGCTGTCAGCTTTAACCTCACGTACATCACCCAAGTGTATCATGTCAGGATAGTTAGCTTTGGCTACCTTGATTGCATACTTGTCGATCTCTGCTGCATAATACTTATCAACCTCTATGCCAGCTTTTTCCAGTGCAATCTGACCACAAGACATTCCATCAAATAAACTAAGTACATTAATCATTCGCTTCTCTCCATATTGAATTAGCACACTCTTGCTCATCCCAATCTATATTTTCATCGGAGGGGGTCTCCTGCTTACAACTAGGGCAACCCCACTCATCTATGTCGTGCATGTCATGGATGCTCTCACACTCATGACACACTTCTTTATTTAGCTTATGCAGCATCAGTACATATAATCCTGATGCCATTCCCAATAGTAATCCTCTATCAGATCTTGGGCTTTCTTAACTACATGATCAGGTAGGTCAACTAACTCACCATCATCATCATAAGAACTGAAGCTGAATATTGGTTGCTCTTCAATGTTAAGGTATTTTCCCATCTCGTCTCCTTCTACGGTTGCAACGCCATACTCTAGTGTATCAACGTCAATGTCATAATCATCTACTTCAATAAACATCTGCATATTAGTATCCTTCTCTGATGCGACCTAAGTCTGTGAGTAAACCCTTAGCATCATAACCATACGATTGCAATAGCAAAGCTACACTTTTTGGGTGATCCGCAATAACTTTTTCTAAGCTGACATCTACAGCAATGTCATCAGCATAAGGATAGTAGCGGTCATCTTGTGACCAGAAGGCATCTGACCAGAAGTCATCCTTTTCAGCTGGGTCACGAACTATGACAAGCTTAGACCAATCAGCATTGATACAAGCATCTGATAAAGTTTCCATGAACTCTAGGTCTTGATGCTCTGACTTGGCATGTTGATTGAAGTAACCTACAGATAAGTTGGTACACTCAGGGATGATACCTCTGTACTCGTTACTGTCTGTGTACGAGCCGCCACTGTCTTGGCTGTAGCCTAGATCTAGGATGCTTGCGATGCTGTCTGCGAACTCTTCTGAACATGTACGAACCCCTGACTGGTGAGTGATGATTGAGTTGTAACCATAGCGGTCAAAACTTATAGCGGCTTGGATACCGTCAACTATTTCTGGGGTGTGCTGCACAATGTAACCTGAGCCACGACAGCCAACTTCTTCTGCGGCATGTACGATGTATAAGCCTTCTACACCAGCCTCTATCATGCGCATCATAATGTAGATGCCTGTAGTACAGTCAGCACCTAAGCAGTTTTGTGTGGTAGTGACAAAGTTATCTGAGCCGACAACTACTTTCTGTCTGCCGCCATGAGTGTGAACTGTGTCGTGATGTGACATGAAGGCAATGGTAGGGTTGTTACCTACACGTAAGATGTAATTGCCACGGTTGTCAGGGTTGCCAAAGATAGGTCGTAGGAATCTGTTACAGAACTTGCGTTGAGCTTTGGCACCCTCTGGTCGCATGTAAGATAACATCTCGATATAAGTTTGTGTTGTTGTCATATAATCTCCATAGTTGTTGCTGTTAATGTACATATAGGTATTTCCATCGGTGGTTCAAGGGGTGACTACAAAATAATTATTAATTTCCACTGTAGGGGTGTGGCTCTTATATACTACGTCTAACGGCACTTTTGTGACGCATGTTAGTAATTTATTTGTTCAGACCGTAAAAAAGTTAGTTCAGACCGTAAAATTCTACTACTAATTTCCACTGTAGGGGTCTCCTTCCTTATTTCTTCAATGCTCCGCATTTCCACTGAGGGGGGTCTAAGGTCATTTTCCACTGGTGGGGTCATTTTCCATCGGTGGGGGTCGTGTGACTTTTTTGCAACACATTCCAGGATTTGAATATTTGAATACGACTCGCTTTTAGGTTGTGTATACAATGGCATATTCTCCTCGCCTATAGGTTGTAATTACAAAAATCACTCGCCACAACCTTAGGTTGTAACGTGTATGCTGCACCGCATAAACATTTTTAGGTTGTGTCGTTCAACCTCTAAACTATCTATACCTTATAGTTGTATAGTTCAACCCCTAAACTAAATTTAATCTCCAGTTCGCCTTAAACGTGCATGAAATAAAGTCTACAACCTTGAATAGCAAAATGGCTCGCAACTATTGAAAAGAGAATCCGCAAAGCTTAGGTTAGTTTTACACGCAACATATTATAAGGAATAAAAAATGGACTATCAGATACGAATAAGAGACTTGGTTTTCTGGTTTATCGCATTGGCGTTTATGTTTGCAGCGCTTTATTCAACCCCATATCTTTCGCTTTTAGATGTATTCCATGACGCTTGCGGCGTTGGGGTTATGACGCCTGATAATGGTGGTTTCTATATCAACTTAATTTGTGAGGGATAAAACAATGTGTTTCTTTAAAGACAAGACAGAACAATTTAAATTATCATTAGCAACTAATGACACAAACCTTGATAGGGTTTTGCTTAGGAAGTTGGAAGACATAACAGCACCATTAGCGGATGATAAATCACAAGTCTTTACATATCTGATATGGGTATCGCCTAAACCTGATGACAAGGACAATAGACTTATGTCGGTTTACCTATCGGCGGATGACTTAGAAAAGGGCAAGAGGACATCAGGAAAACCCGCTAAGATTTTACGCAAGATTTTACCTGAAAATCCCAACATAAATTTTGAAGCCTTTGCGGTATGGTTTAAAGAAACCTATTTCCTAGCAACACAAGGTTTAGTTTTTAAATCGTCATCAGACAGAAAAGACTTTGCGAAAGTCTACACAATGAAACAAGCAAGCGCATCAGATCCGAGGTTAGGTTGTTCTCGCAAGTCACTTGCGGCAAGTTGTATGCGCTATTCTTTCGATCATTTAATTTGTCATCCAACTGAAATATACGGCTCAGGTGACTTTGAAATTGTGTGGATAGAAAACAGTCAAGAACAACTACTAGCACGGGCTGTCGTATGCACTCGCAACGGCCGTTATTCCAATGCGCCTATCTATACAAATAGCAACTTGGCAGCGGATATGTTGGAAGCCGAAATAACCAAGAGAAAGCAAGCTTGCGAGCAACCCGACAAGGTAAGTTGGATAAATGCCGAACTACTCAGAATAGAAAACCATGATTGCGACGAACTTATAGCGCCGTATTTTGACAACTACTCAAGCGCAAAAGACTTAGGCGATAAACTCAAAATATCTAAGTATGGTGACTTAGAATTAACTACAACTAGCGGTGTAATTAGTGAGCATGAGTACCATTGCGAAAGTTGTAATACCGGCTTAGGTGAATATGACATGCACTACGCTCATGACGGTACCTATTGCGAAGATTGTTTCCATGATCAATTCTTTTATTGTGAAGCTTGCGAGGAATATGAACCAAACCATGACAGTAATGAAGTAATAGGTTATGGAGGCTTAATATGTGATCATTGCGTTCAAACCGCCCATGATATTGTCTACACAACTTGCGGCAACTACGCCCATATAGATGAAACCGTTTTCTCAGAATATTCTGATGAGTCTTTCTTAGTAGGCGATGAGGGCGAAACATGGTTTACCTCAAGTATAGATGGGGAAGTCTATTCTATAGATGAAAAGGCAGAACTACCAACAACGGCGCATATGACGCATGAACAGGCTATTGATAGTGGGCATTGGCTAGTAACTTCTAAAAAGTCTATCCTATGGAAAACACATCCTAGGTTCTACAACCTAACAAGCTTCAACGGTATAGAGGGTGAAGGAAGACACATAGAGAACCTTGATCGAGTTTATGTTTTGAAGCCTTGGCTAGAGTTGCATGAATGCCCATTAGAGGGCACGATAGTTGTAGACAACCAATTAGACTTGTTTGAGGTTGCAGCATGACATGTTTCACAGCGTAGCGGTGCTACTATAAGCAACCCAACATAAGAGAATACATCAAGCCCGCCTCAGTGCGGGTTTTTTGTATAGTAGCACAGCTACGCCGTGAAACGTTGTCTATAGGCTGACTGGAAAATTACCGCATAAGTTGTATCACAATAGCAAGCTTACAACCTAAAGTTATTGGCTCAGGAATGCGCTAATGATGCTGCGGTGGGTCCAACTATGGGAAAGTTTTTGCC